ATGAAGGTGACCCCGGAGTCGACGGCCGCCTGGAGGGCCTCCTCGGCCTCGGTGGCGGTGACCTCGCCCCAGTCAGCGCCCAGCTGCCAGGTCCCGATGCCGATGGCTGAGATGCTGCGCCCCAGTGCGTGCAGCTCAGGTGCCTCTATGGTCTGCTCCTTCGTCGTCGCTCCCGTGCGCTCCGTATTGTCGCAGAGCGACGGCGGACGGGCCGGGCATCAGCCCACCGGGTCCTGAGCCCACCGGGGCGGGCCGTCGTGAGCCGGTGCGCCCGGCTGTGACGAGGGGTACGCTGGTGGACCTGGAGGCGACCCTGCTAGGCTTCTGGGGCTCCGTCAGGAGCGCGTGCGCCCGGGCCTCCGGGTGACAACTCCACAGGGGATGATCGGTTTCGACGACGGTCGTGGGTTCAGGAGAAGCGGGTCGAGGATGCACAGTCATCTCGTCAACGCTCTGTGCGAACCAATAGGTGCCGATAACACTCGCACCGACTTCGCCCTCGCCGCCTGAGCGAGCCTCGAAGTCCGTCAGCCCGGGGACTGCTTCCGCCCCGGTTCCTGGCGTCATCTAGGGAGCCACTGCTGAGGTCCCTCGTCACCGGGGGCCTCGGGACTTTTAGGTGACTGAGCCCGTCGGCGTCCTTGCTCGCGTGAGACGCCGGGGCTGAGAAAAGCAGCAGCGAGCTGCACCCGGAGAAGTCCTGTTGCACCACCGTCGGACCGGGGTTCGATTCCCCGCATCTCCACCAACCACGGGAATCTCAACGATTCCACGGCCCAGTACTCCGGAGTGGGTACACGATGGGTACAGACAGAGCAGGAGCCCCCTCCGCCCCAGTATCGCGAAGAGGCCCCCTCCACCCCGTTGTTGGGGTGGAGGGGGCCTCTTCGTCATGGTGCAGCCAGGCGCTCCCTGGCGTGGATCTCCTCGCGCAGGCGCGCGTGCTCGACGTCTGCCTGCTCGTCAAGGTGCGTGAGGCGCCCGTCGATGGCGCGCACGTCGTCGCGCAGGCCGTCGAGCTGGGCCTCGGTGCGGGCCATCCGGCGGGCATTCTCAGCGGCCTCGGCGCGTCGCTCGGCCTCGTCGGCCTGGCGGGCTGTCTCGGCGGTGTCCAAACGGGCGAGCACCGTCGCGATCAGGTCGCGCAGCCCGTCGACGTCGTCGCGCAGGTTGGTCCCGTGGTTGTTGGTGGTCTGCTCGGCGGCCTGCTCGGCCGCGACGGCCGCGCGGGCGGCGTTCACACCGACGTGCGCGACCACATGCTCAGTCAATGACTGGGTGCTCCGCAGGCGCCAGGTGACCCACCCGAGCACGGCGACGACGAGCGTGACGGCCGCGGATACGACCTCCGGGGCGGTGAGCACCTGCACCGCCGGGTGCGGCGCAGCCCCAGCCACCACCGCCGTCGCCCAGGTCATGCGCGGTCGGCTCCCGTGGCCACGCCGGTGTCCGTGCGGGCCGGGTCGGCGAGGCTCGTCAGGACGCTGGCGAGGACGGCGGTGCCGGTGATCGCCAGCGCGGTCGTCCAGTCGACGGTGGTGATGGCCTGGCCGACGGCGAGGGACGCGAGGAGCGTCTGGGCGGCGGTCTTGATGGCGCGCTCGGCGACGCCGGCCCAGAACGTGCGAGAGGTGTAGGCGGTCATAGTGACTCCTTCGGTGGTTGTGGTTGTGGTTGGTGGTGGGGTTGGTCAGGGGCGGGTGGCCTCGGCGACGCGGCGCACGGCGTCGTCGATGGACTCGTTCATGGTCTGGCCGATGGAGGCCAGGGCCTCGTTGTGGGCGACCCACGCGAGGCGGATCAGCTCGTTGTACTTCTCCCAGGTACCAATGACGCGGACCCCGACGACGGGGTAGAGGACGTCGGCCTCGGCCTGGGTCTTGGCGGATGCGCCGCCGATACCGGACAGGTTGATGGTGGCGTAGACGGGCTCGCCCCACGGGGCGTCAGTGCGGATGAGGTACATGGAGTCGCTCTCCTTCGTGGTGGTGGTGTTGGTGGTGGTCGGGGTGGCCTGGGTGGGCGTGGTGTCGTCGCCGTCGACGGGCGGGCGCAGGACGTGGGTCCAGGCGCCGGAGGTGGTGTATGGGTGGCCGGTGAAGCTGACGGTGCGGGTCTCGCCGCCGGTCTGGTCGCCCGGCTCGCCGTAGATGTCTCCGATCTCGCTGATCCAGGCCTCGGAGATCTCGTCGCGACCGGTGACCATCGCGATGTGGCCCACGCCCCCTGATGCCGCCTCGGACAGCAGGCTGTCGCCGATGGCGAGGTTGTCGGGGTAGGGGCCGACCTGGCTGTAGTCCAGGATGGCGAAGCCACGCTCGGCCGCGTAGGCGCGGAAGTTCCCGGTGTACGTGTCGGGAGGGAAGGGCGGCTGGATGCCGCCGACGTTGTAGGAGTGCGCGCAGCCGGATGAGCAATCCATGCTGCCGCCGTCGCGGATGTCGAGGCGCTCGTACTGGGAGTAGCCGACGTACTCGTAATCGCACTTCTTGCGCATCTCCCACGCGGACTCGTTAGCGAGTGCCATGTGCGTCCTTTCTGTGTAGTGGCATAGGAAAACCCCGGCACCATCGGGGTGGCCGGGGCTGGTAGGTGGGTGGTGTGGGCGGGGTCAGGTGGTGCGCTCGTAGAGGCTGTGCGCGACGTCAGGAGCCCACCCCTCCTGTGAGGAGTGCTCCTGTAGCACCCTCCAGGTGGTCCCCTGCCAGGTGACGAGGTCGCCCTCGTAGTAGGGCACGCCCGCCTCCCAGGGGTGCGCCGACGGCGACGACGGCGGCGTGTAGGGCTCGGACTCGCCGCCACCGCCCGTGCCAGGCGCCTCGCCACCACCGCCGCCGGTGGTGCCGGGACCGCCGCCGGTGTCGGGGGCGGTGTCCTGGCCGGGCTCGGCCGGCTCGGGGGAGCCGGTGACGTCGACCCACAGGCCCCCAGGGACCCCCGCTGCGCCGGGCTCCCAGACGTTCGCGCACGCCGTCGACCGCCACACACGGCCGCCGTGCGTGACCTGGTAGCCGACCGGGTACGCGTCGTGCGCGCCCGTCGGCCGCACCCACACAGGCCACCGTCCCGCCGGCGCGCCATCAGCACGGTCGCGGGCAGCCAGGTAATCGGCTGCGATGCGCTCGGCCTCAGCCTGGGAGGTAGCGAGGATCTGCCTGCGGTGGGCCTCCGCCAGCAGCAGCGGCCACACCTCGGCCCAGGCGGCGGCGTCGAGCGCGCGCACGTCGTCGATCAGAGCCATGGTCACTCGCCTCCCATGTCCGCAGGCCACCCCATGACCTGCACCCTCGTCCACCCGTCGCCGGAGGTCTTCACCGTCGATGACGACGGGGCGTGCACGCTCTTGAGGTACATGCCGACAGTGACTGATTGGCCGGCCTTGAGGTGGAAGAACGCGCTGACGCCGGTGTTGCCGTCGTCCGCGGAGTTGACCCTCGCGCGCCCGATCGGCGTCGTGCCGTGGATGTCGTGGTACAGCTCGACATCCATCGTGCCCGACGTCACCTGGCACCAGGCGGAGCCGATGACGAGCAGCTTGCGGTCGTAGGGGGCCGCCTCGATGGGCACGCGCACGAGCTCGACCCAGCGGCCTGCGGCCACGGTCTGTGTGCCCGAGACGGAGGGGGCGGCGCTCGCCTCCCACGTCTGCGGGGTGCCGACGGCGGTCAGCACGTAGGCGTTGTTCTTGGTGGTGCCGTCGGCGACGTACATCGTCGGCCCGACAGACCCGTACCACGGGTGCGCCGACGTCGGCGGCGCACCCGCAGCCTGCGCGGCCGCGAGCGCCGCACGGAACGCGGCGACGGACGGGAATCGGACGACGATGCCGGCGGCGGCGAAGCCGGCCTCGTAGGAGGCGAGCAGGTCGTCGCCGGGGTCCGGGACGGGGACGCCCTTCGGCGTGGTGTGCATGGGGATCCTTCCGAGTTGGTCAGTCGGCGTCGACGAGCATGCAGGTGAGGGATGACAAGCCAGAGTTGGGCCGCCAGGAGCCCGTGTTCTGCCAGAAGCCCAGGCAGACGCCCTCACCGGCGTCCAGGTGCACCAGGCCTGAGGCGGTCGGGCGCGTGGTCACGCTGGGGATCAGGGGGCGTGTGTCCGCCGGGTCTCGGTCCCAGTCCACCCGGCCGATCGACCGGCGGTACAGGCCGGTGGACACCGCCCACGAGGGCTGCGCCGCCGACCACTTGAAGCCGGCCGTCGCGTGCACCTGGTACCAGCCGGACACCGGCACCACCAGCCACCCGCCCGCCTGAGTGAACCCGCCGTCGAGCTGGGTAGTGTCCGCCTGCCCCAGGGTGAGGATCCCGTCCTTGCCGCTGGCCGCGTCCAGGCCCGCGTTGGCGGGCCACCGGATCACAGCCCTGGGCGGGGCGATCAGAGCCCGCCACGACTGCGCCCCGATGAGCGTGTCACCCACCTGGTAGGAGACGCCAGACGAGTCCAGGACCGCCCGGCCGCCGCCGGTCCTCTCCCGGATCTCGATCCTGGCGCTGCCGGCACTGTCGCGGCCGATGTGCAGGCCAGCCCCACCGGAGTCGGGCTCACGCCACGTCTCGACGTACTCCAGCACCTCCAGGCGGCACGGCTGGAGCACCTGCACCTGCGCGCTGGCGCTCGTGAGCGTGCGGGTGACGTCACCCACCGTGACCGTCACAGGAGTGTCGGCACCGGCCTCCAGGTGCACGACCTGCCGGGCGCGCCCCCCGCCGTCGTCGATCGTCACGAGCGCGTCCTGGGTGACAGACGAGCGCAGCCGCAGCCGGGCTGACAGGTTCGCGAGCGGGCGGGCGCCCGTCGGTGACGACAGGTACGTCAGGTAGCCGGGCTGCTGGGCCGACGCCTGGCGGATGTCGATGGACACGGTCGACCCGGAGACCGTCGGAGCCCCCGACGGGGACGACCAGCGCCGGGGGACAGCGACAGCGGTAGCCAGACGGCCCGCGTCAGCGAGCTCGAACTCACCGCCCACGAGCCGGCCGCCCACGATCAGGTTTCCGAACAGGTCGCCGACGACCGCACGGCCGAGGATCGTCGCGCCCCCCGCCGTCAGCATGTCGGTGGTCACGTACGGCACGATCAGCTCGGGCGCGATCTCCTGACGCACCCACGCGCTGCCGTCCCACACCCACCAGGACAGCACACGCCCCGTCAGCGTCGGCGACGGGTACACCCACGCGTGCGTGCCAGCCGGGCGCCCAGCGGCGTCCTCGGCGCGCGGCTCGTGCGCCAGGCGCAGGACCGTGGTGCCACCGGAGACCATCGCCTCCTCCACCCGGGCGCCCAGCGCGCCCATGGGCACCGGCCTCGCCCCCTCGGGCAGGCTGAGCGGCGAGGTGATCTGGAGCGGCCGGCCGTACCGGTCCAGCAGGACCGCCACGACCGCACCGACCGCGGTCAGCCCACCATCGGTGCGCCCCGTGACCGACGACGTCGGCGACGGGTGCGGGACACCCACACGCACCCACCCCGCCGGCAGCCCAGGCTCCTCCACAGGAGTCGCCTCCACGACCCCCAGCACCATCGACGGCGCATCCTGCGCCGCCGCCTCAGCAGAGGCACGGGCCGCGGCACGAGCATCGTGATGCGGGGTACTGGACAGCCACAGAGACGGGGGCAAAGCCATCGGGCACTCCTCTACAGGGTCACCATTCGAGAACGTCAAGGTCGATGCGCATCGACGCACCGACCTCGGAGACAGGCAGCGTGTACGCCACCACCCGCCCAGCGAACGCCGGCTCGCCGGCGGGGACGACACCGACGACGTCGCCGACCTCGATCCGTGGATCCGCCGCCACCTCGATGCTGCGGGACACCACAGCAGAGAGGTCCTGGCGCATATAGGTCTCAGCAGCCTTCTCCACCGCCTCACGGGAGGAGGCCGCACTGAACTCCTCGTGGCGGGTCACCCACCCGTACGAGTCCGGGTCGAACGGCGGCACGGTGTTCTCCCGCACCGCCGTCCACTTCTCCTCGGTCTCACCCTCACGGTGGGTGCCGGTCACGACCCACCGGTTCGGGGTGCGGTCGTCACGGCCCGGGGCCGGCGGCGCATCCAGCAGCCCCGTCTCCGGCGTGAACACCACGTCCGGGGCACTCGCGTCCCGCAGCGGGTACAGGTGCAGGCACCCGTCCACCCCGGCACGCACCCCAGCCGACCGCGACTCAGCCAGCTTCGACAGCGACTCGGTACGCGACAGAGTCCACTGCGTCGACACGCTCACCGGCCCGTCGTCCACACCAGGATCCAGCACCACAGGCACTGTCCCGGCCAGCCGCTGCGCCTCGCTGCGCACCGTTGCCCCCGACCCCGGCGACGACGGCCACGCCATCGGATCATCCTCCAGCACCCGCATCAGATCATGCGCCTGCACCGTGACACCACGGTCACCCACAGACCACGACGAGTGCACGAACGCGCCCAGCGGGGTCTCCCACCGGCGCCCGTCCGGCGCCTCACACACCACGGTCACGTGCGACCGCTGCCCGAACCGGGCCAGCGGATCCTCCGGCGACGACGGTGCCCACGACAGAGGCGCCTCATACGACAGCAGCGCAGGCACGACACGCTTGCTCGTCCACTCCAGCCGCAGCCCCGACACCGGCACACCCACCGCCAGCGTCCGCGGCCCGAGCGACACATCCACGCGCACACCCACAGCCAGGCCACTGGCGAGAGCCGACGACGGCGGACCCACCCTCACGGCATCCCCGCAATCAGTCGGCACAGATCCAGGTAGGTGCGGTGCGCCCACCCATGATCCACCTCATCCCACTCACCCCAGGTGACCACGCCCGAGGCGTACCCGCGCGCCCCCTGGAACGTGGGGCCGGTCGCGTCCTCCAGGCCCTCACGGACCTCGCAGGACAGCGACCAGGAGCGGCGCACAGCCGGCCGATGGGCCGTGCGCTGGTTCGTCGCCTTCGACACGACGACGACACGCACAGGCTCGATATCGCACCCGTCCACGTCACACACCGTCTCGTCATGGACCACGACCAGCCGGCCAGCCCCAGTCACCAGCGCCCGCAGAGCCTCCGTCGCAGCCCCAGACGTCACGCACTCCATAGAGAACGAGCTCGGCGTGCCAGCCAGCGGCCACCGGTCAGCCACACCCCGGCTCGTCCGCTGCGACACCACAGACACACCCATGTCCGTGTCATCAGAGCCAAGCCACCGCACCGGCACCATCACGTGCCCAGTCCGGTCCGTCACCATGTGCGAGCCACGCGACGCGCGAGTCAGCCGGACCTCAGACGCCCCCTGCCTGTACACCGTCTCTCGACCCACCGGTGCCAGAGGATCACACACCGGCACCCCCACACGGGACTCGCCGACGACCGCCAGCAGCCTCCGCCCTGCCCACACAGGGCCGGTCTCAGACGGCGTCACACACGGCATCCCCGTGTGCGACGCCACCCACCCAGTCAGCGCCACAGCAGCCCCCTTCCGTCACCTGTTCAGGTGGTTCGAGTAGGCGATCCGCCCATCAGCGACCGTCGTCATCACCTGCTTGATCTGCTCACCGGTCAGCGGGTTGTCCACCACCACCGTCAGATTCACGGGCGGCATCGACGGGTTGACTGTCACCGCGGGCACGTTTGCCAGATGAGACGGCGAACCGCCCTGAGCGAAGCCGAGGGCGCCGCGTGACAGCATCCCGGCGCGGGCGAGGGCTCGCAGCTGGTAGACGCGCGCCTGGCCGCCGACGGAGGCGACCTCGGCGGCGGTCCACACATGCTCTCCATTGGACAGCATTGCGGGGATGCTGTCCGAGGTGCCGGTGCCCGGGCCGTAGACCGCACCACCATCGGCCTTCGCCATCACGCTGCCGATCGTCTTGTGGTAGGTGGTGACGGTGACAGTACGGTCCTGGAGCGAGTTCAGATTCGTCCGGATCGTCTGGATCGTGTTCGAGGCGTTGTCGCGACCCGTGATCGTCACCGCCCCAGTGGTCCGGTCGATCTCAGCCTTGACCGAGTCCTTCGTGACCGTCACAGGACCGGAGTCACCCTGGATCGTCACCGTCCCGTTCGAGTTGTCGATGATGCCGATCGCGTACGCAAGCTGCGCCTGCGCCGCCAGCGTGTCACCAGTGATGGTCATCGTCCCAGTGGTGCTATCCACCTCCTGAGACATGCCCATCAAGTTCTCGCGCGCCTCATCCAGGCTCGCGCTCACCTGGATCGACCCGTTAGCGAGCGGCGGCCCGCTGGTGTACGCCTCCACCTCAGCCTGAGCCTGGGAGGTGTCTGCCGTGACGTTGATGCTCACCTGGTCAGGGAGCAGTCCCATCTTGTCGGCTAGTGCAGCCGCCTCGTCCGAGGAAGCCCCCATAGCCTCAGCGAACGCGATCACGTCATCCCGGCCAGCCTGGAGCGCCGCAGAGATGCCAGCGAGCTCGTCCGCCGAAATGAATCCGTCCTTCATGGCGTCCTCGGTGAGAGCGTCCGCCAGTTTCAGTGCCGACGACGCGATACCGTCGAGAGCGGCCTCCAGGTCATCGGCAGTGGCCGTGCCGGATGCAAGTGTCTCCCAGGCCTCGGCGACGGCGGCACGGTAGTCGCGTGCGGCCGCGCGGGCGTCAAGGAAGGCGCTGCCGAGCTCGGCGAGAGCGCTCACCAGGGCGTCAAGCGCCTCGGTGGCGTTCTCCGCTTCGGAAGCGGCGTCCTCGATGGCGTCGGCGGCAGTGCCCGCACCGTCAGCGGCAGAGAGCGCTGCTGGGTTCACCTCGCCGGTCGCGATAGCCAGAAGGGTCTGGTCGTCGGCGGCGAGCCCGGCGGCCGCGGCGACCTGCGCAAGACTGTTGCGGTACGCAGGCATCACGGAGAGAAGCTGCTCAGCGGCCTCCTGCGACCCGCCAGCCGCCTGCCACAGAGAGCGGAACTGTGCGGCGGCCTCCTGGGTGTCGAGGCCGGCAAGCGCCTGTCCGATCTTCTCGAACTGCGCTCGGATCTGTCCAAGGTCCGTGGACGTGCCTTTGCCGAAGAAGTCTGCTATGCCCTGCCCGAACGCGTTGATGACGCCCGGGTCTGCGGCATAGCGCAGCGTCGCTCCGAAGTCCTCAGCAGCACCAGCACCCTCGCGCATGAGCGCAGTGGCCCTGCTGACCCCCTGGAACGACGTCTCGATGAGGCGGTTGGCGTCCGCCCCGCTCTTGATCGCAGCCACCATTGTCTCGGTCGATGCCGCTACGTTCTCGAAGTCCTCTGCGACAGCCCCCAGCGTGGCATCGGCTGCCGCAAGGAACAGTCCGACGGACACCGCCGCCACCTTCATCCCTGTGGAGATTCCGCGCGCCGAGTCCTTGATCCTACCGAACTGCGCGGACATAGCTTCACTGGTCAGGCCGAGGGTCTGCATCGCGACCTTGGCCTCGGCGATCCGGGGGATGAGCACCAGGAACGTGCCTGCCGCCGTCAGCGCCACACCACCTATGCCTGCGACCGCCAGGAGCGCCGTCTGCGCTCCCGGCCCCATCTCCCCCAGCGCATTGACGACGTCTGTCGCACCCTGCACGAGGGACCTCAGAGGACCCTGCCCAGACTCGCCCATGCGGATGAAGAACGTCTCGACCGATCCGCCGAACTCCTCCAGGTCGCCCTTGAGGTTGTCCATCCGTGCGGCAGCAGTCTCGGCCGCGTACCCCTGGTCGTTGACCGCCGCTGTCCACTCGGTGACAGCCTCGGCACCACCCTGGTACAGCATCGTGGCCGCACTGATGGCGTAGGAGCCGAAGATCGTGGACATGGCCGCGTCCCTCTGCTCCTGGGACAGGCCGCTCATCGCAGTGCGCAGCTGGCCAGCCAGGGACGCCAGACCCACGAAGTTGCCCTGCGCGTCGTAGGCGCTGATGCCGAGCGCATCCATCGTGGCCGCCGCCTCCTTGGAGGGGCTGCGCAGCTGGTTGAGCATCGACTTGAGGGCGGTGCCGGCCTCTGCTCCCAGGAGGCCCTTGGAGGCGAACAGGGCGAGGGTACCGACGGTCTCCTCGATGCTGATGCCCATGCTGGAGGCCACGACACCGACGTTGCCGAGCGCCTGGCTGAGGTCTGACACCCCGCCCTGAGCCTTGCCCGCACCGGCGGCGAGCAGGTCCGCGACGTGGGTCGCGTCCTGCCCGGACAGGGAGAACTGGTTGAGGGCCGATGCTGTTGCTTCGGCCGACTCGGCCACCCCGATACCGCCAGCGGCGGCGAGATCCAGGGCGCCCGTCAGGCCGCCGTTGAGGATGTCGGTGGTGCTGACACCGGCCTTCGCCAGCTCCTCGATACCGGCGGCGGCCTCCGTAGCGGAGAACGCCGTCTTGGCGCCGGCTTCGATGGCGGCCTCGCGCAGGAGAGCCATGTTGTCGGCGGTCTCGTGCGTGGAGGCTTGGACGCTGCTCATGGCCGCGTCGAAGTTCGCCGCCGTTGTGACGGCCGCGGCGGAGAAGGCCAGGAGTCCAGCGCCGAAGGTCGCGGCCGCCGTTCCCACGGTCGTGAGCTCGGCGCCCATGAGGGTGGCGCGCTGGGCGAAACGCCCGAGGCCGGTGTCGGCGACCTTGCCTGTGCGGTCACCCTGACGGACGACGTCCTCCAGGGAGCGTGACGCCTGCTTGATCTGCTGGTTGAAGTCGGTGACGTTGGCCCGCAGGGTGACCTTGACTGTGCGATCCGCCATGCCGGGCCTTTCGTCTACGCTATGTGGTTGTACTGAGCAGCCCGACGGTGGGAGCGAGAATGACTGTCCCGACGCCGACGACCCGCGAGGGCGTCCAGGTACTGGAGGGTGAGATCGCCCGCTACACGTGGGCTGGGCGTGCCTCCTGGGCGATCACCGTCGTTGTGGGACTGATCGCGTTTGCCGCCCTCAGCCAGGGCAACGGGCTCGGTGGTTTCCTGCTGGTCCTGGCCCTTGTCGCGGCTATCAGGTCCGCCCTCTACGGGCGCTCACGACGTTCCGCTCAGCTCACCGTCGACATGGCCCGTGCTGAGCATCCCGACCTGCGCTAGCGGCGAGTGTCCTCGACGAGGACGAGCGTGCCGGGCTCTCCCGGGCCGGTCTCGCCGCGGTCGCGTTCCCACGCCTCGCGGGCTGCTCTCGCGTAGCAGATGACCTCATGGGTCTCATACCAGCCGTCCATGTCCTCGTCCCATGCCTGGGAGCGGGGGTAGCCGCACCCGCACGGGCACAGGCCGTCCTGGTACAGGCGCCAGGCGACTGCCAGCGCCCGATCCTCGTCAGTCCACACCTCGTGAGGCATGTGCAGCGCTGTCGGGGGCAGCCCCCAGTCCTGTGCCGCACGGATGAGGGGTATCAGCCACGCCGATGACGCGAGGGTGAGGACGACGGCGAGAAAGGGGCCGGCACCGCCGGCGCCGTCTCGTTGGCGACCTTCATCGCCGACGCGATCTTCACGACCTGCTGCGGCGACACCGCGTTGAGGCGCATCAGGCCCTCGCCGTCGAGCCCCTCGGGGGACACGATGTGAGCGGCGATGAAGTAGCAGGTCTGCTCGTCCGTGGCGGCCTGCCCCTCGCGGATACCCAGGGACTCGCGCAGTCGGGCCCGTGCGGACTCGCTGGAGGCCTCAACGACGACGTCGAGGGCGGAGGCCTCCATCTGCTGACGCACGTCGCGGATCTGCGCGACGAGGCGGTTCACCTCGTCAGTGTCCTCCGACGCGCGGGCGACGATGACCCTTTCTGAGAGGACGTCGATGGTGGCGAGAAGGTCGGGGCGTGCGTAGACGGTGGTCGCCCGGCGAGATGGACGGGCGCCGGCCAGCCAGGCATCGAGGTCGAATCCCTCGGGGGTCATGGCGTCGGGTGCGGTCACGTCACGGATCGTCTCAGCGCTCTCGCTGAGGGACATCTCGACGTCGGTCATGGGTGTGCCTTTCACTCGTGGTGCGGTGCCGTCCGTACTGGTGTGGGTGAGGAGTGGCGGGGCCCCGGGGAAAGCACCAAGGCCGGGGCCCCGCCACGACTGAGGGTCAGGGCTCAGGCCTTGACCTTGACGTTCTCCCTCGCGTCGAGGACAGCGAGGGAGATCGTCCGCTTGATGTAGCCCGTCGTCCGGTCGGAGGGCTTCTGCGGGGTGTCCGTGGACACCTCGTAGATGCTGACCTCCTGGTCGGCGGCGAACTCGGTGTCAGTCATGGGCCCCTCGCGCTCGCCCAGCCACAGGTGCGTGCTCTTCTCCTTGAGCATGTCCCACGCAACATCGTTGACGGGGTCAGCCTTGCCTGCACCATCGAGGTAGCGGAACACAGTGAGCGAACCGGACCATGCTGACGGCCCGAAGTCCTTGGCGTCACCAACCTTGCAGAGCTCCTGCTCGTTGATGGTGGCTGAGGTGTCGGCGCCGAGCCGGTAGTCCGACTTGTTGATGCGGCAGTCCAGGCGCACGCCGGCCTTGAGCTCTGCCACGGTCGGGGCTGCCATGTTGGCGGGCGCGGTGGTCATGGCGACGAGCGTGATACGGCCGTCGCTCAGGGTCTTGGGCATAGTCAGTTTCCCTTCTGGGTGTCGAAGCCTGAGGTGTCGGGGGCCTCCTGCTCTGCTGCGGAGGTGTCAGTGGCCTCGGGGGCGTAGGCGGGCGGGGTGGGGGAGAAGTTGGCGCCGAGCACTGGGTGGTTGATCCAGTGCTCGGGGATCTCGACGGCTCGCCCGTTGTCGTTCCGGTATGCGGTGATGAGCAAAGGTGGTCTCCTTTAGTCGGTCGGTGTGGATTCCAGGAGCCACTCGTCCACCGCGTAGAACGGGTGACGTCCTGTGTCTGTCCGCGTGACCTCACGGTCAGCGGCTACCGGCATCGAGCCGGTCAGACGCAGGGGGAAGCAGACGCGGGATGGCACGTCGAGTACCGCGCGGTGCAGGACTCGACGCACAGCGGTCACCGTGCGCAAGCAGTTGAGAGGGTCGTCGTCGACGACAGTGACCCTCACCGTCTCGCTGGTCTCCTCCTGGTCGTCGGAGACGTTGACCGCCACGCCCACGCCCGGGGGTACTGAGATGAGGGCGTACGGCAGGGCTGGCAGCGGGTCCAGCACCTCACCGACGTGGACCGTGATGCCCGCACCCTCCAGGAGCAGGCGGAGGGCGTCGATGTGGGCGCTCATATCTGGCAGTGGTTTCACCACAGGATTTCCTCCGCAATGTCGGCCAGGGCCTTACCGAAGGCGGTCGCCTCGTTCGCCAGGGCCTTGCTGGGGTCGGGGACGCCTCCGCCTCCCTTGGATGTCCCCCAGATCGCGACGTTCGCCAGGGCGCCAGAGGGTTTGGTCGGCCCGATCTCCGCGCTGATCTCGCCGCTGGACGTGGTCAGGTCGTAGGAGATGGTGTTGCCGACGTGCCGGACGCCGGGGTTGGAGGCAGCCCGGAAGTTGGCCTGCATCTCCTGCTTGATGTTCAGCGCCCCCTTGGAAACAGCGGGAACGAGGTGGCGGGCGAGTCTGCCGTCGACCGCTCTCAGGTCTGCTGCTAGAGCGGCGACCTCGCTCATGTCCAGGTGGATGCGAGGCATGCCAGTGTCACCTCGTGCTGATCTCGACCGGCACGCGCTGGGCGGTCAGGTGCGTCTTGTCGAGCTCGCCCACGACACGGAACGGGCGGGCGAAGGTGTTGACCTTGGCGACGTCGCCGACGGTCAGCGTCGGGGCGCTGACGGGGATGTCGAGCCGGTAGCGCTGCACTACGTAGGTGTGACCGCCGGCCTCGGCATTGGTCTCGTACGCCTCATAGGTCTGGACCTTGCACGGACCCTCATATACGACGCTGGTCCGCCAGGTGCGCCGCCCTCCCTCCTCGGTCGGCGTGGGGTCCTGGCGCGTGATGACGCAGTGGCTCGTCATCAGGCGCTCTGCCCTTCGCCGGCGGGAGGGTGTCATGGGGGCTCTCACGGCTGCCGCCCGTACAGGAGCGTGGCGGCGAGCGGGTCCATCGGCGACAGTGGAGGCTCAACAGGTCGGGTCGTGGAGAGGATCCCCAGGCCCCGCACCGGCGCCGAAGCAGCGAACTTCGACAGTGCCCGCTTCTCGGAGTCGGTCAGGAACAGGCCAGCCTCCTGGATCGGACGGCCGCCCGCACGCCAGTCGTCGACGGACTCGTACTGCCACGCCTCCGGGTTGGTGAAGGCGCGAGCCGCGCACGCCAGGACGACCTGCACGACCCGGCCCGGCACCTTGCTTGCCTCCCATGTGGTCTCGTCCTGGCCCGTGTGGTCCAGGACGAGACCGGTGGCGGCAGCGAGAGCCCACTCAGCCCGGATCCGCTCGGCGTCGTCGTCGATGGGCTCACCAAGCCACCCGGCGAGGTTGTCGACGGTCGAGAGGGCAAAGATGGGCTCAGCCACTGTCGATCACCTCAGGCGGTAGCGATGCCGGCAGCGACAGCCCGCTTGGCGTCCAGCGTCGCCGCACCGTAGAAGGTGTCGACGATGGACTGGTCCTCTAGCTTGAGCGGGTTGTAGTGCATGATGTGGCGCAGGGTGAAGCCGTCCTGGGCGATGGTCGTGCCCTTGGCTGCACCCTCGGGGACCCGGGAGGTGCGGGTGACGAACGCGAAGGCGTCACGGTGGTAGGCCAGCGCGAAGTCCTCCTGCAGGGCGAAGTCCTCGACGACGGTGAAGCCGTACAGGCGGCCCAGGGTGGCCTCGCGCAGGGTCTCGGTGGTGCCGGCCTCGCTGACGCGGGTCAGGTTCTCGATGCCGAGCAGGATCTCCGCGACGGCAGGGCCGACCGCCAGGGTGCGGTTCTGCGTGGGGACCTTGCGGGCGTTGAGGGTGCGGCGCAGTCGGGCGATGACGTCGAGGGCGTTGGAGCCGTCCGCCTTGAACTTCAGGGCGGTGGGTGCGTTGTAGGCGACGTCTGCGCCAGCACCGGCGGCGGTGGGCGCCTTGATCTTCTTCATCTCGTCCAGGAGCGGTGCCGGGAGAGCGTCCACGACGGACTCGGCCTGAGGCAGCAGCACCTGCCGCTCCAGGGACGCCAGTGTGAACGTCGCCCAGTTGTCGGGCAGGCAGATCGCGTTGTAGACCTGGTTGTCGAGCTTGACCGGCACCCAGGTCTCGGCCAGCTCGTTGAACTCGATGTCGTCACGGTTCTGCCGCTTCTGGGCGGTGTAGACCTTCGCCTCACCGGCGGAGACAGGGCCCTTGACGTTGACGGTCTGGCCGCGGCCGGCGACGAACTCGCCGGAGTAGTCCATGCGGACGGTGCGCGGGAGGTTGGTCAGGTAGCGCAGGGCCGCGAGGACGGAGGCGGCAGCCTGCTCGGGGGTGAAGAGGGTGTGTGCCACGGCGGGCGTCCTTTCATGGGGTGGTCACCGCACGGCAGGGCGCCGACGCGGCGGGTGTGGTCAGTTGCGGGTCGCGAACATCCGGGCCGCGATCTGGTCCGAGGTCTCCACCTGGGGGGCCTGGGGGCCGCGGGGTGCGGACTGGCCGGACCGGGGCGCCTGCGACGGAGGGGACAGCGGGGTGACGTGCTCGAGCAGGGCCTGGGCGTCCTGACGCATCTCGTCCAGGGTGTCGCCCTGGAGACGGGAGGCGAGGAACGGGTCGAGTCCGGTCTCGGCGGCGATCTGGTAGCGGTTGGCCTGGGCGCGCGCGGCGTCACGCTCGCGGGTCACCTCGTCGAGGGTGGACACCTTGGCCTCGGCGGCCTTGGCGCGCTCACGCTGGGCCTTGGCCTCGGCGTTCGCCTTGCGGATCTTGGCGAGGGCACGGGCGTGGTCCCACGGCTCGGGCTCACCATCGTCGCCGTCGTCGGACCCGTCGGTGTCCTGCTCGCCGTCGTCGGGGGCGCCCTGCGTCGGCTCGCCGTCGTTGACGGGCGCATCGCCGCCGCCGTCACCACCCTGGGTGACGATGAGACGAGCGAAGCGGGGCAGCGTGGTGCGGTTCATCTGGGCCTCCTGGGTCCATAGAGAGGGGTGCGCGCCCACCAGGGGCACGCGCTGTGACCCCGGGGTTAGGCCCGGGGAGTCAGGATCTCGGCACGTCGTGCCGCGACGGCCGCCGTCTCAGCCCTCACGCTCGTGCCGTTGCGGGACGCTCGGGCCGCCAGCTGGGAGCGCGATGGGCGGGGCACGCCCTTGCCGTCGGTGAAGAGCTCGGGGTGCTGGGCGCGCATCCGGTGCAGGATCGTGTCCCTGTGGCGGCCTCGCCCGAGAACGGGTGCCACCCTGGCCTCGCCGGCAGTGGTCGCCGCCTGGGCGGCCTCGAAGTAGGCGTTGACCCATGCGACCTCTTCCGGCGTCGCGTACTGGGCCACCCACTCATCGGGGCTCTCAAAGCACGGCTCCCCGTAGCAGTCGCAGCCGCCGTGGGTGTCGAAGTCGACGGTTTCGGCCGCGTACACCGGGCCTCGGGCGGCGAGCATGGCGCAGAACGCGCAGGTATGAGCGCCGACGACCACACGCCGCCAGCGGCCGCCTGACGCTCGGGCCGACTGGATGACCGTCTGCCTGCCAGCACCCATGACAATCCCGCGCGCAGCCATCGAGATGCGGGTGCGTGCGTAAGCCAGGGCCGTGGCGTTGTCGAGCCCACGCCGTTTGCCGACCTTGAACTCGACGAACCCGGCCGCGTCCAGGGCCTGGGTGACGGTCGCGATCGGCACGAGCGGGCGCACCGCTGTGAGGGTCCCGCCCTCGACGGCAGCGAAGCGCTCCACGTAGACGGCGGCCTCCGACGCCTGCACCTGGGCGGCAGCCGTGGTCTCCGCCGCCGCCCTGGCCACGAGTGCGCCACGGCCAGCGTCGATGTCCTGCGGGTCGAGCGAGGCCATCATCCGGCTGACTCGCCGTCCGACCGCGAGGGCACGGGCGGCCGACCTTTCCTGGTGGGTCTGGGTGAGGGCTCGGCCCTTACTGGTCCGTGCCACCGGTGGCCGCCTGGGACAGGTGAGTGAGCAGGACCTCGTCAACGTCCGGGTGCTCCTCGACCCACTTTCGCCACTCGTTCGCGGTCACGGGGGAGACGCCGGGAATCAGGTCCCACAGGAGGGACCCGGGCACCCCGAGCCCCTGCGCGATCTTCGACAGGGCGTCGGCAGCCTGGGACAGGGAGCGCGCCTCGTCGTCCTCCCACACGGCGTGCAGGCCGAAGTCCTTGGCGTCGTCGGCGCGCCGCTCGGCCCACGAGGCCAGGCGCACGGTCCGCGCGAACGACTGCCCCAGCGACCGGCGGAACGCCTGCATCTTCAACCGCTCGGAGGAGCGGGCGTCCGCGATGGCGTCTGCGGACAAGTTCACCAGCTGGCCACCGGACAGCGCCCACACGGGCTTCTGTGCGACGGCGGCGAGAGTAGTGAGGTCCTCCTGCTCGGCTCTCAGCAGGCCGTCAAGGGGAGTCTCCGGCAGGGTGCCGAAGGTGACGCCCTCACCGCCGGTCAGGATGTCTCCGTTCGACAGGGCGGCTTTCTGGCGGTCCGCCTCCTCGGTCGTGCCAGGCTCCTCCAGGCCAGTGGCGGTGCGCACCTTCCAGGAGTTGTAGTGCTGGGCCATGAGCCGGTCGTGCGTCGTCTTCTCACGCCTCTCGGCGGGGACCCGGAACCGGTCGGGCTCACCCACGCTGACACCGTCGATGTCGGCGTTCGGCGCGAACCTGACGACCGGCACGCACCCCAGGTTGTGGGGGCGCCGCTCGATGTACTCCACACGCCCACGGTCCTCGGCGAGGAAGTGGGTCGCCTCCTCGTCGATGAGCCGCCAGGCACGCCCCGACGGCTGGGGAATCGTGCGCAGCGCGTACAGGGGCCACTCGTCCTCAGCCACGTCACCCCACACAACGTGCAGGTGCTTCGGCGAGTAGAAGGACAGCGCGGCCGCCGGCCCGTCCAGCACGGGCGATGTCCCGGGGAGCACGAGAGCATAGGCCTGCCCGTAGGTCAGGGCAGCCGTGTACAGCGCCCCCTGCCTCGACGGGAACCCGTTGCGCTCCATCGCAGCCCACATCGGCCCGGTGTCCCGCCCGGAGTCGGACGTGACGCCGACAGCCACCATGTGCTGAGCCGTCTCCTCGACGATCAGCCTCAGCACCGGAGTGTGCGCCAGACGACGGAGACGACGCGACTCGCCCTGCCTGTCACCATCGGGGCGGCCCAGGTCCGTCCAGCTGTCCCGGGGCGGGCTCAGGAGCTGGTCGATGCGAGCGCACTCGTCGTAGGCAGACTGCGCCTGCTGGGCGAGCTCGTCTCTCACGAGGGCGAGGACGTCAGCCGGGCGCATGGTCACCAGACCTTTCCGCCCGCCTTCCTGCGAGCACCGTTCAGATAGGTTCTGCGAGCCAGCCGGGATCCGACCATCGCCACAGCGAGGTCGATCTTCCGTCGTGACTCACGATGGTTCTTGCCCAGAGACACACCCCACTTGGTGGGCATCCGCCGGGCGTTGAGGACGTGGTTGCGGAGCCTGACGTCACCGTCGTGCACCAGCTCGCGTGAGCCGATCTCCGACGTCGTACGCCCCACCTGCTCGACGAACTCGCGAGCGTGCTGAGGGTCTGACATGTCCCACAGGACCGAGTGGCCCTTCGAGCGGGACGGCTGCGCCCACAAGCGCAGGCGCCGCCCGTAGTCGCGGTGCCAGCCGTCGATAGTGGAGTCCCAGAACAGGCTCATCGTCTCGTCGTCGCGCGTGTGCGACGGGTCAGCCCACAAGGCCACGACGTTGTGCGTGTCCAGCAGGCCCCGCACCACCTCGTCGATCCGGTCACGCGGCGCCACCCACCCGTTGGCCCTCGCCTCCGGCGGACGCTGCCACATGCCGAACGTGAACACCGCGCCATCGAGTACACGGCACCCCACGAGAGCGGTTGCGTCATCCGACTTACCGCCGTCGAAGAACATCACGACCTCGTCGGCAGGCTCCAGGACGAGCGTGGAGTCCGCGAGCGGATCCCACTCGCGGTGAGACACCCAGGCGTCTTCCTCGGCCGCCACCTGGTTGTACCACTTACGGCGCGACTCCGACGGCGGGTTGCGCGGATCCAGGATCGACTTCAGCACCCGGTCCGGGTCCAGCCACACGGCATCGCCACGAACGCCCTCCAGGACTTCGGGAACAGCCTCCGCAGTGAGCGGGGCCTCCGGCGGGGCCTCACGGGAGTCGTACATCAGACCGAACTCCCGGTGCGTCGCGGACGGGCCCTGCGTCTTCTCCCAGGCCTCACGGGTCCGCTGCGCCAGCGAGTCACGGCCGTCCACGTAGGCGTTGCAGATGTCCAGGATCCGCGCCTGCCGAGACGACTTCGCCACGTTACCGTCAACCGCGGCCGCCATCGCAAGCCCATTGTTGGACGACACCCAGTTCTGCGTCTCGTTACGCAGGACAAACGTCGGGCGCCCACCCTCCACCGTCAGAGGATTCGAGGTGATCGCCTGAATCTGCCGCGTGTCACCCATAGCCCACACGTTCTGCTTGCCGACCTGCACGCCATAGTGGCGGCGACACTCGGATGAGAACAGGGCCGGGAACAGTTTCATGGTGTTCGCGGTCTGCTCCTGAGCGACCGCGATGAGCTGCACCCACGCGTCAGGCTCCGGCCGGCCGACAGCCTCACCAGAGGCGAGCACGTCCGGCACACTCGGGCCGATCATGGCGATGGCGCTCATCGTCGCCGCCAGAGGATCCTTGCCCCAGCCCTTCAGGCGCTGGAGCACCGAGTTGGGATACAGGAACGTGCCCGCGTCATTGACGGCGTAGAACCACAGCATGAACCGGGCCTGCTCCATCGTGTACACCCACGGCGCACCACCGGCCCCGTTGAGCCACACACCCGCCCAGGCGAGCGCGTCCCACCCGATCGTGCGCTCCGGCAGAAGCCACCCACCAGACTCGGACCACTGCCAGGTCGGGCCGATGTTCACCGGCTCCCACTTCAACCCACTCGGCGGGGTCGTGCGCGCCAGCTGCACGCGATACCAGTCGGCGACCTCCCGGTACTCAGCGCTGAAGTCGTGAATGAAAGCAGGGCCAGCGCCCTTACGCGACCGCGCCATGGTGCACGGTCCACCGGGACTGCGCCGCCTTGCGCGCTGCCGCCGAGCGCCCCTCAGAACCAGACTGCTGCTCATCCTCACGCAGGCCAGTCTCAACGTCGTCCGGCAGACTCAGGGACCGCCACAGCGACGCCTTGAGCGTCTGCTGCTGACGGATCTCCGCCACCGCCGGGTGCAGCACCGGCTGCCCCATGCTTCCCCTCGTCATCACGCCCGACACCAGCAGTGCCTCCAACTCAGTGATCCGGTCAGACACACGGCAGGCGTCCGCCAGCACGTCGAGCTCGTCAGGGCGCAGGTCCCACCGCGACACCACGGCCTTCCACAGGTCCTTCGACGCCTTCGACAGACCAGCAGGGGCAGACGGCTTCGTGGACATGATGGGGACCTCCAGGGTCGGGACGGGATACACGGCCGTCATCCCACCCGGGGGCGTCAGGCTGTAGTCAGAGCGAGAGCAACCTCGTTGAGGTCACCGAGAACCGCCGGCGCCCCCTCGAAGGGGACTCCGGTCACGGTCATGTAGCGAGCACGCGAGTACACCTCAACGCCAGGACGACGGCGACCAAGCCGCTCCGGCACCCACCCGAACACGTGCAGGCCAGCCCCAGACGGAGACACCTCGACATACGTCGACGGCAGCGCCTCCAGCACCCTGCGGGCGAAGGACGTCAACCCGGACGCCGTCAGGCAGTGGTCCAGGTCCAGGCAGCCGATCCCGCCACCAAGGACGAAACCGACACCATCACCAACCTCGGACGCGAGCACAGCCCGCAGCGATCCCCACGTTGAAGGATCCGTCGAGGACGCCGGCAGCCCTGCGGCAGTCAGGGGACGCTTGTCCTTGTGGCGCACCCACCGGGGGCGCCCGATCATCTCAACCGGCACGCCCGGGAGCATCCGTGCGGATCGGTGCGCGGCGACGCGGCACCGTCCCGAGCAGAAGCGGGACGGACGTCCCATGTGCCGGGAGGGCAGTGCCTCACCACACCATGCGCAGGTCCTCATGGCGTCTATCTTACCGCAGGATCACAACGTGCGTGTAACGAAAGTCGTGATGGTGAGGCCGAAACGGGCGCGAGCGGGATGACACCGGTAGGCAACCCCCAACCAGCCCGAGAACGCCCCGCACGAGGGCTCCCAAGGGCCTCCAGGGGCGGAAAAAACGGAGGCTCACCGCCGCACGCAGCATCGGAGGTGCTATCCAGCGGTTACCGGCGGGGGAGGGGGAGGGGGAGCCACCCCCCTGGGGTCATATCTGGCCTGGATGTGGTTCGTCTGGTCTTCGTCGTTGCGCCGCGCGTTCGCGAGCTCGTTTGATTGTTTCTCGCGCTGTTTTGGCGCGGTGGCAGGCGACTGAGAGGGCTTGGAGGTTGGTGGGGTCGTGGTTGTCGCCGGGCTGGATGTGGTCGACTTCGGTAGCCGTGCCGTCGCAGCCGGGGTGGTGGGTGATGGCTTGGCATCGGTGGTGTGCTTGGGTGAGGATGCGCGTCCGGATTGCGTCCCAGTTTCGGGGGAGGCGTTCACGTCGGTTGCTTGTTGACCATGGCATGTTGGCTCTACCTGGATGTGGTACTGGCCCAACACCTTGGTGGTGTTGGGCCAGTGTTGGGGACACGTGTGCCCCGGGAGCGTCTGCACGCAGACTAGGTGAGGTTCGTATCTTGTGCTAGGCGGCGCGCGGGCGCGGTGTGTTGCGCATGCGCTGGTTGACGTGGGCGAGGTCGTAGCGGGCGCTGTCGCCGGCACCGTGCTTGGTGACGTGGCCGCGGGTGCCCCACGAGTGGAGGGTGCGCCGGTCGAGGTCGGGCCAGATCTGCCGTAGCTGGTCGTGGGTGAGCATGGTTCCGGGTGTGGTGATGGTGCGTGCCTGCTGCCGGAACTCTTGGGCGAAGCGGGTGGTGTCGGGGTACCAGTGTTCGGCTGGCCCGTCGCACACCATGTAGTCGGTGAGCCCGGCGGCCGTGGGTTCGCGGTAGA